TATGGCACGAAGCAAAGTTGGACTCTCTGGCGGACCTATGATTGAGTCTAAGCCCAAAAAGACTCGTCAAGGATCGGGACAGCACACGAAGTATGCTGCGTCTTCTCGGAATGCAAAGCGTAAGCGTTATCGTGGTCAGGGTAAGTAAAAACCCGAGCGCCGAAAACTCCGAATGTACTCTTTGACCTTATACACCTACCTATCTCCCAGTAAAGTCTGTGAGGGGGTAGGTGTTTTCTCTTTAATAGATATTCCTAAGGATACGTGCATCTTTACTCCTTCTAAGACACAGTATGTGTTATGGACGGATGTTGATGAGCGCATACGCGGAAGAATTGAAATGCTAACGTATTGCGATGCGGACGGTTTCTGGATTGATAATGATTTAGACAAATTAGGTCCGCAATATTATATAAACCACTCACATGACCCGAATGTCGCCTATAATAAGGACACGGGTAAACTCTACGCTATTAAGGACATTCCGAAAGACGTAGAACTAACTGATTACTATTTCCCAGGAGAAAGAGATTGGCGTATTTAAATCATAGTCTTCCTGACTGGTCTTGTTACATGCGTAATGAGTTCTTGTTTAACCACAAGAAAGGACATGGGGAAGTAACGAAGTGCGACGTTCATAGTGTTGCGAGTATTGAGAAGCGAGTGCCTTTGTTTGAGGCATTCCTAGAGAATGGTGTTAACTGGACCAGGAGACCTCTACATGCCTTCTGCTGGCGTCCTGATGCCAAGATAGAACCTCTAGAGGACATTATGTACTGGGACTGCTTTTCCCCGTATGTGGACGTACAGAGGCGTCATCGTCTTGCAGGACTACAAGCAGAACTAATCCGACCAGATAACAAGAAAGTCCTAGGTGAGTATATGTTCACGCTGGACTGGTCATGGGAGAACAAGGGTGTCCCAGACTTAAACTTCTCTGAGACACCTGAGCATAAGTGTGCTCACCTGTTTAAGGTGGAGACTGGTAATTATTACGCATATCCTAACAATCGTATCATTTGGTACGATAATGCATGGGTGTTTGACAGGATTGAGAAGAACCCTGGATATGAGATTGATCTGACAGTGTATAGCGTTGAAAACAAACGTAAACTAGAAACGTCTGATCATTACATGTATGAGATTAAAGACCTAGATAATAAGTAATGAAGGAGAGTAAGATGACACATCCTAAGCACCTTGATGGATCTGTAGATAAAGGTGATATGTTTATTGAGAGTGGGATGACGTTGATTACCGAAGTTGATAGTGAACGTCATCTTAAGAAGGCGGCGGAGATCAAACGTCGCAAGCAGCACATGGATGATTTTATTGAACGTTGGACAGACTGACTAAATAACTAGTGTCTTCGTATACTCTAGATGGCAACGTCCAATCTCTCATTTAGAGATATTAATATCACCTTTAAGAAACATCCAGTAACTGATGATATTGTTGTCAGCAAAGATAATGCTGCGATTAAGCAAGCGATTGTTAATCTCCTGCTAACCAATAAAGGTGAGCGTCTATTTAATCCTAATTACGGTTCAAACATTAGATCATATTTGTTTGAACCGTTGGATTATGGTACTGCTGCATTGATTAAAAGAAGTATTGGTAAAACTATTACTACGTTTGAACCAAGAATCACTGTTATTAGTTTGTCATGTGTACCAAACTTTGATGAGAATGGAATTGACGTTGAAATGACTTATGAAATCAGAGGATCCGATGTTCCCCCAGTAAACGTAGAATTCTTCCTCTCAAGGACGAGATAATGCCATATACCCAGTTAAACAACCTAGATTTTAATAATATCAAGAATGCTCTCAAAGACTACATGAGAGCACAGTCAGATTTTACTGACTATGATTTTGAGGGTTCTGCATTAAGTCAACTTATTGACGTGTTGGCATATAACACGTATTACACCGCGTTCAATACCAATATGGTTGTGAACGAGTTGTTCCTTGATTCCGCAACGCTGAGGGACAATGTGGTGGCACTGGCAAAGCAATTGGGATATTCTCCTAAGTCAATTACTTCACCAACTGCTACACTTGATTTTGATATTACATTTACTGGAGGATCAATTCCTGCATCGGTAATTTTTAAGGCAGGAACAGGATTTGTTACTAATTATGACAATACATTATATCGTTATGTCTTAAAAGAAGATGCAAAAGTAGAAGTAGCGAATGGAGTTGCATCATTCTCTGAAGAATTTTTTGAAGGATCTTTAGTTACTACCAGAACTGAAGTTAATAGTGTTCTTAAGAGTCAACGTTTCAAGATTCAGAACCCTGCAGCAGACTTGAGTACTTTGGTTATTAAGGTATTCCAATCACCAACATCGTCAGCATTCCAAGAATATAAGAGAGCAGATAGCATTTTAGATATTGGTTCTGACGATGAGGTTTACTTCATTAGTGAAATTGAAGATGAACAATATGAAATTTTCTTTGGTGATGGTGTACTAGGTAAAAAACTTGCTGATGGTGAGACCATTGAGATGAGTTATGTGGTTACTAGTGGTCCTAGTTCTAATGGAGCAAAGTCTTTTACATTTAATGGTAGAATCCAGGATGAAAATCTAGTTCCAATTACTGTGCCATTTACAGTTTCTATTGGAACTGTTGTAAAATCATCTGGTGGTGCTGACATTGAAAGTATTGATAAGATTAAGTACAATGCTCCTAAATTCTATGCATCTCAAAATAGAGCAGTCACTGTAAATGATTTCAAGGCAATTGTAAGAAACATCTATCCATCAATCAGTGACATTATTGTTTTTGGTGGAGAAGATCAGGTTCCTCCTGCATATGGAAAAGTTTTTATTGCAATCAAACCAACAGAAGCAAATACGCTATCATCATTCACTAAGAATAGTCTAACAGAAGAACTTAAAAAATATACAGTTGCATCTATTAGACCTGAATTTGTTGATCCATCTATTCTCTATGTGGAGATGACCAGCAAAATTTATTTTGATGGTACTAAGACTAATCTGTTGCCAGCACAGGTTGCTGCAGAGGTGTCAACTGCAATTCAAGAATATCTAAAAACCTCTCAGACGGAGAAGTTTAATGGAAAATTCAGATACAGTAAGTTCATCGGTGTCATTGATACTGCTAATCGCGCTATTAACTCTAATGATACTGATATAACTCTAAGGAAAGATTTTTACGCTCAGATTAACTCCTCTTCATATTATGAGATCTGTTATCAAAATGAATTCTTAAAAGACTGTGACGATCCTGTAGTCTCTTCTACTGGTATGACAGTGTTTGAGCATCCGACTTACACGTCATATCTTGAGGATAGGAATGGCAAAATAGTCCTATATAGACTAGATTCTTTAACTGGAGAAAAAATTCTCCTTAACGATTCTGTTGGTGATATTGATTATGTAAATGGCGAAATCAAACTATATGATTTCACTATCTTAAAAGGTTCTTTCTCAGACAATCGTATTGAACTGAGAGTCAAACCTGCTAATAAAGATATTGAGGTTAAGCGTGAGGTATACCTAGACGTAGATATCTCAAAGAGTTCATTTGTAGCATACAAAGAGTAGTAGTAGATGTTGAAAACTGCTAATAAAATCTCATATCTAGTTGAGTCTCAGTTACCAGACTTCATCAATGAAGAGTACGAACTTTTTTCAAAGTTCGTAAAAAAGTATTATGAGCAATTAGAATTACAAGGTCAACCACTTGATATCATCACGAATATTGAGACATATCGTGATATTGACTTTTATGAGAAAAATATTCTTAAGCAGTCATCTAAACTAACAGGTAGTCTTGGTGCGTCAGATTCTACGATTACAGTTGACGATGCTACATCATTTCCAAAGAACGGTGGATACATTAAAATTGATGATGAGATCTGTTATTATGCAGAAAGAACAGATACTCAATTCCTAGAAGTAAGTCGTGGTGTTAGTGGTAACACTACTCTAGGAGATTTGTACAAAGAAAGCACTTTTGTTACCACACAAGCAGCAACTCACCTAAATGGATCTACTGTACAGAATATCAGTAATCTATTTCTATATGCTCTAGTAAAAAGTTTTGAAAGTCAATACCTTGCAGACTTTCCAGAAGCATACTTAAAAGAGGGAGTTGATAAAAGAACTCTAATTAAAAATATTGCGTCGTTCTATCAATCAAAAGGAACTGACAAGTCTGTTAAATTCCTTTTCAAATGTTTGATTAAGGATGATCCAGAACCAGAAATTACATATCCTAGAGATTCTACACTAAAAGGTTCTGAGTCTACTTGGATTCAAGTATATGCCCTAAAAGCAAAGATCGTTGCAGGAAATCCAACTGATCTTATTGGTAAGACTATCACACAAGACACTGACGAAGGTTATGCGTCAGCAGTCGTAGATAATGTAAGGTTTGCTGGAAAATATGATGGTGAAGATCTTTATGAGATCATTCTAGCAGAACAAAGTGTAAATGGCAACTTTTCTATTGCTGCTAGAACTAAGTTAACAAAAGAAGTTACAGCATCTACATCTAATGGTGATAGAGTTGATGTGTTCTCAACTCTTGGATGGGGAAAGACTGGAGAATTTAAGATTGACAGTGAAACCATTACATTTGAAGAAAAGAATGTCAATCAGTTTGTAATTAAGCATAGACCTGGCACTAGTGCTTACCCAGTAGGAACTGCTGTAACGTATGGAGCAAATGTTTCTGGTAATGGTGTAGATCTATTGATCTTTGGTATACTCTATAACGTAAACAATAGTACAGAGTATCCACATGCATCTTCTGGTGATCTTGTAGAAATTTCAGAATCTGGATTTCTTACTGATGATGTAAAAATCTTTGATGCTCAAAATAACTTGAGATGGATCACTACAAGTTCTACTCCTGGTTCATCTACTAATGCATCTGTAAC